GTATAGTTATAGGTTCGTTAAGATATACTACTAACGGAAGGAAACGTAAAAAGAGTCCTCCCGCTAGAAGGAAGAAGTTTATAGAAGGTATAGTTGTTGTTAAAGAGAACATTTTAGCTATCAAAGCTAGAGAAGATCAAAAGAACTATCCTTCTAGAGACTTTGGCGGAGTACACTCACACAAAGATAGAAGTATAGAAGTAGGTGTATCTAAGCAGTTTACTATTGCTCCGGCGTATAATAAGGGAGCATACCAAGTTATTTCAAGGTCACAAGTAAAGAATATAGGCAAATGAAAATACTAATAGCGTGTGAGTATAGTGGAAGAGTGAGAGATGCGTTTAAAGCGAAAGGCCATGATGTAACCAGTTGTGACCTGTTACCTACAGAGAGGCCTGGCAAGCACTATGAAGGTAATATTATGGACATTCTCTGGCGTGATTGGGATATGATGATAGCTCATCCTGAGTGTACTTATCTATGTTCTAGTGGTCTGCATTGGAATAATAGAATTGAAGGTAGAGCTGAAAAGACAGAAGATTCTTTGAAGTTTGTACAAGCCTTGTGGAAATCTGGCATACCTAAAATATGCTTAGAAAATCCCGTAGGTTGTATAAATACTAGACTAGACTTTATGCCTAAGCCTCAGTATATACAGCCGTATCAATTCGGGGAAGATGCCAGTAAAAAAACTGGTCTATGGCTAAAAGGGTTACAACCTTTGAAGCTCACAAAACTAATTGAAGGTAGAAAAGTAGTAAAGAATGGAAAGACTTACCAAAGGTGGTCGAACCAAACTGATAGTGGCCAAAACAAGTTGGGCCCAAGTAAAACTAGGGGTAAAGACAGGTCGTTAACACACCAGGGAATAGCTGACGCTATGGCGAATCAATGGGGTTAAGAACCTTTAAAAAAATATTTCTTGACTTTTACCCCAAAACTTTAGTATAATATACGCTTCAATCAAAAAGGAATTCAAAACGTGGAAAAAATTCAAGTGCCTAGTAACTGCCCTTCGTGCAACTCTATACTTGAATGGGTCAATGATTTATTGTTCTGCAAGAATGATAATTGTTCCACTAGATCAGCTAAAAAAATTCAGCACTTTGCTAAATCCCTATATATCAAAGGACTTGGTCCGAGGTCTATAGAAAAATTAGGCTTAGCTAGTATAGTAGACTTATATTACTTAGATGAAGTTAGTGCTTCTTTAGCTCTTAATTCTGATAAATTAGGTAGTAAACTAATTTTAGAGATTGAAAACTCAACCAAAGCCCCTGCAAATTTACTGCTACCAGCTTTTAGTATCCCTTTAGTGGGTAAAACTGCATCAGTAAAACTAGCAGCCGTATGTGGAAGTATCTTTGATATAACTGCAACCTCTTGCAAAGAGGCAGGACTCGGACCAATAACGACCGATAATCTGATGGCTTGGTTACACACAGATTTTTTAGATTACAAAAAACACCTTCCCCATGATATGCTTTTCCAACGGAATAGTGTGGATACGAAAGGAGTAGTTTGTATATCTGGAAAACTAAACAGTTACAAAACCAAGGCTGATGCCACCGCAGAATTAAAAAGTTTAGGTTATAGAGTCAAAGACTCTGTAACTAATGACGTAACTCTTTTTGTTAATGAATCTGGGGTATCATCCGCTAAAACCGTAAAAGCCTTTGAAAAGGGCATTAAAATTATAACTAATCTTAAAGATTATATTGGAGAAATACATGGCAGTTCCTAAGTGGAATGACGAGCGAACAAGCGAGCTCGAATCGTTTGTAGGTACAGAAGCACCCATCTCACAAGCTACAGTAGTTCAAGCTGCTGAAAGCCTTGAGACATCAACCCGTTCAGTTTCTAGTAAACTGAGAAAAATGGGCTACGACGTAGAACTAGCTTCTACAAATACATCTAAAGCATTTTCTGACGTACAAGAAGATATCCTAGAGTCATTTGTAAGTGACAATAGTGGTCAGTATACTTACGCAGATGTTGCAAGTGGCTTTCAAGATGGTAAATTTTCAGCAAAGCAAATCCAAGGCAAAATCTTGTCTATGGAATTGACTGGTCATATCAAGCCGACTCCTAAGCCGGAAACTGTTAAGACTTATTCTGATGCTGAAGAAGCTGTATTTATTAAGCTAGTAAACAAAGGCGCGTTTGTTGAAGCAATCGCTGCTGAACTTGATCGCTCAGTAAACTCTGTTCGTGGTAAAGCTCTTAGCTTGCTTCGTGCAGGAACTATTGTTGCGATTCCCCGTCAAGAGACAACTAAAGCCGGTACTCGAGTTGATCCTCTAGCCGAACTTGCTGACGTTGAGTCAATGACTGTAGAAGCAATTGCTACTGAAATTGGCAAGACAGTACGCGGTGTAAAAACCATGCTTACTCGACGTGGTATTTCAGCGTCTGATTATGATGGTGCTGCTAGACGTGAGAAGGCTGCTGCTGCAGTTGTTTAATTAGTTATTTGATAAGTGTCAGGAATTTTCTTGGCACTTATTTTTTTGTTCGGGGGAACATAAGTGAATATTGCTAGTGCTTTAATAAAGCAGATACTTGATGCACAGGATTTCGAAACCTGGAGTATCCTGCGTAAGCATTATTTACCTTCCGAATACCATACTATCTATAGCGTTATAGATAAACACTGTGACGAATATCACAGCCTTCCTAAGTTTGATGATCTCAAGTATGCCGTTCGTGATAGCAATACGAAAGAAAAACTATTTGCTATAAAAAGTATTGAAGTAGAGGCGGAAGCCGAAATGCTTCTTCAATATTTAAAGAATGAATACACCCAAAAAGAAGTATTAAACGAACTTGAAAATTATGTGGAAAACTCTGTTGCGTTTGAAACCGCAGAAGAAACCCTATCACACCTTCATGAAATTGTTCTTCGTATAGAGGACAAAGTAGAGCTTAAACACCCTGAAGAAAGTATGCAATATATTTCTTTGTTTGAGCCTGATGAAGAACTTGACAGATATATATCCCTAGGCTTAAATGATGCTTACGATAGTTTTATGAAGTTCTCTCCTAGAGACTTGATACTTATCGGAGGCCGTCGTGGTGGTGGTAAATCTGTTACTTGCTCTAACATAGCAAATAGCGTTGTTGAGTCTGGTAAGTCTGCAATCTATTTCACTATAGAAATGGATAGTAGATCTATCTTACAACGATGCTGTAGTATTGCTACTGGAGTTCCTCTTGCTCGTTTAAGGACTAAAAACCTTAATGTTAAAGAGTGGGAGTCGGTTGCTCAATGGTGGGCTAATCGATTTGAACGGGGAAATGAGCGTTTGAAAGAGTATAAACAACATCGAGACTTTAATGAATTTCATACTAAGTTAAAAGAAAGCGAGCTTCTCCCGACTCAGCTGGACATTGTTTACGAGCCTAGTCTTACTATTGGTAAAATCAAGGCTGACTTAGATAAGAAATGCAAAAAGTTAGATGTTGGTATAGTTATTGTAGACTATATTAATCAAGTAAAACGCTCAAATCTTCCCTCCCGTGGCGGTCAATATGACTGGACGGAACAAATAGAAGTTAGTAAAGCACTGAAAGCTATGGCACAAGAATATGAAACACCAATATTAGCCCCGTATCAAACTGATGCTACTGGAGAAGCTAGGTTTGCAAAAGGTATATTGGACGCAGCGGATGCTGCATACTCTATGGACACTCATGCTCATGAAGACGGCTGTATTACCTTTACTTGTCAAAAGATGAGATCAGCTTCTATGGAGTCTTTTACATCCAAAATTAACTGGGATAGTTTAAAAATTGGCCCTGAGTCTGCCTTGACCCCTGAAGAGCAGGAGGCAAACAGTGAAAAAACTGGGGAAGAAATAGATGACATCTAAAAATATTTCTTGACTATTACAGTGAAATTTAGTATAATATACCATAATGAGAGTACAGACATGATAGATGACATTTTAGAGAAAAAAGGTATAAAATATGCCTTACAAGGTAATGATTATCTAGTGAAGTGTCTGAACCCTGAGCATGATGATTCTAATCCCAGTATGCGGATAGACTCAGTAACCGGTATTTTTAACTGCTTCTCTTGCGGTTATAAAGGTAGTGTTCTCACATTGTTTAATGAAAGGGTAAACCATCTACAAGTACGCAGGGAGCTTTTAAAACAAAAAATTATAGAGAAGCGGGCAGAAAGTATTGGTTTATCCTTTCCCTTTAACTATACACCTTATCTAGGCAACTGGAGAGGTATACGCCCAGAAACTTATAGAAAGTTTGAAGCATTCCAACATACCAACCCTGATTTTATTAACCGAATAAATTTCCCTATTAGAGATATGTCAGATAAGATAGTTGCTTTCAATGGGCGACACTTAACAGATGGAATACCTAAGTATAAAATTAGTCCTAGAGGCGCTAAGATGCCTCTTTATCCTAAAGTAACTCCTAAGAGTGGTAAAATAATCCTAGTGGAAGGTATATTTGATATGATAAACCTACATGATAAAGGATTGACAAATGTTGTGTGCTGTTTTGGCACATCTAATATTAATGAAGATAAATTAAGTATGCTTTCTATACAAGGCGCATCAGGGATAGATGTCTTTTTCGATGGAGACGATGCCGGACAAGAAGGTGCAGTAAAAGTAGAAGCTATGTGTGAGAGGGCGGGTCTTCTTTCTAGGAATATATGTTTTAAGAATACCGATCCAGGTGCACTAGCAAAACCTCAAATTGATAAATTAAAGAGTAAATTATATGCCTAAAGTTGCATTAATAGAAACGAAAAATAGTAGAAATAATTGGGATAATCTGTTTGGAGGCGCATTTGCCTACGATCAGTATCAACTATGTTCTGACCCCTCAATCAAAAAAGTATTAAAAGTCAATTGTGATATAGACATAGACACATCACAATACGACTGGATTATCTTAGTAGGAAGTGAATCACTAAAATACTTCACTAAAATTAATTCAGTAACAGAATATTCAGGTAAGAAAGTGGAATCTAAATTTCTACCTGTAATTAATCCTGCTATGCTTGCCTTTAAGCCCGAAGCTAAAAAGACTTGGGAGACTTCAAAGGATAATATCATTAAGTATATTAATGGCGAAATTGAAGATGTTATAATTGATGAAAGTATTGCTTTCGGAATAACAGATTCTAGAGAAGCAGAGAAGTTTATAGATGAAGCCTTAGCACATGAAGGCAAGATGATAGCTCTTGACTCCGAGACATCAAACCTGTATCCTAGAAATGGATATATGTTAGGTTTATCCTTATGTTATGATGGAGAAAGAGGCGCATACATTGACACTAACTGTATAGATGAAGTAGTAGAATCTAAACTACAAGAATTATTTAATAAGAAGACTGTAATTTTCCATAATGCTAAGTTCGACTTGGCATGGTTTGAGTATCATTTCAAGTTTGACTTTCCAAATATAGAAGATACTATGCTTCTATCTTACTTGGTCAACGAGAATCCTGGTCACCACGGTTTGAAGACATTAGCTCTAAAGTATACTCCTTATGGGGATTACGAAAAGCCTATGTACGACTGGATCGATGCCTACAGAAAGGAACACAGAATTCTTAAAAATGAGTTTCGCTGGGAAGAGATCCCTTTTGAGACTATGAAAACATACGCTGCTATGGACGCGGTAGTTACCTTCAAAGTATATGAAAAGTTTGTAAAAATTAAGCAAAACGAGAAGTTACTTTGGGTTTATGATAACTTACTTATTCCAGGTACTAGATTTCTACTAAGTACTCAAGAGAATGGCGTTCCTTTTGATCCAGAGAGGCTACATATCTCTCAAGACCTAATGCAACAGAATATTGATGATGCTATCAAAGCTCTGTATAGCGAAGGTAAGATAGAACAATTCGAGAAACTAAATGGTAAACCTTTTAACCCTAACAGCACTGTTCAGCTTCGGAGCCTTTTGTTTGACTTTATTGGGCTTAATCCTACTGGTAAGAAAACTGGAACAGGCCAACAGTCCACAGACGCAGAAGTCCTTACTGAACTCGCAGAAAAATCTGAGATTCCCAGACATATCTTGGCAATCCGTCAAAAATCCAAAATTAAGAATACTTATTTGGACAAGATCATACCGCAGTTGGATAAGGATAGCCGTCTTAGGACTTCTTTCAACCTCCACTCTACTACTTCTGGTCGTCTTAGTAGCAGCGGTAAGTTAAATATGCAACAAATCCCTCGTGACAATCCTATTGTCAAGGGATGTATTCGAGCCTCAACGGGGTCGCAGATAGTCGCAATGGACTTAACAACCGCAGAAGTATACGTCGCTGCTAAGTTAGCAAACGATGAAGCACTAATGAATGTGTTTAGAGAAGGCGGAAATTTTCATAGTACTATTGCTAAGACAGTATTTAAGTTACCTTGTGCCGCATCAGAGGTAGCCGAATTATATCCATACAAAAGACAGGCAGCTAAAGCTGTAACTTTTGGAATTATGTATGGAGCAGGGCCCCATAAAATTAGTCAACAAGTCACAAAGGACTCTGGAAAACATTTCAGCGTCCAAGAAGCCTCTGAAGTTATACAAAGTTATTTCAACCAGTTCCATAAGTTAAAAAGCTGGATAGAAAAGAATCAAAAATTTATAGAAAGTAATGGATTTGTGTATAGTTTTTTCGGGCGTAAAAGGAGATTACCAAATGTTAAAAGTGAAGATAAGGCTACTAGAGGTCATACAGTTAGGTCTGGTCTTAACTTTCTGGTGCAGTCTACTGCTTCTGATGTTAACCTCCTTGGCGGTATAGAAATGAGCCAGTGGATAAAAGCTAATGGAAAGAAAGCTAGAATCTTTGCCCTTGTCCACGACTCCATCTTAGCAGAAGTACCCCATGATGAGATTGATGAGTATATAGAGCAGCTTACAGAATGTATACAGCGAGATAGAGGGCTCTCTATTTCAGGTGCTCCTATAGGATGTGATTTTGATATTGGAGATGACTATTCAATGGGTAAGTTTGAAAAAGAATATGGAAGTTACTTAAATGGTACTGACGTGGCCGAACCTTCATAAGATTACTTTTCCAGTATTTATCCTACCATCAAGTAACTGGGACTTAACAGACGGATTGTTATACCTAGACGGAGAGTTGGTAGATGATAAGAATATGTCAGGGAAGACATTAGGACAAAGAAGGCTTCAAACACCCCATAAAGGATTAATGACTTTAAGAAGATCAATAGATAGCTTAGTGGGTATATTGAAACAAGAACATTATTATTTTATAGATAGTAATGGAGTACCTTTTATATACCAAAAAACAGAAAGACTTCAGCTAAGATATAGAAGAATAAGAAAAATAGAGAGAAAAACTACAGCCTCCATACTTTGGGTAGAGGGTTGGAAAGCTCCTTTTACTATACCCAGACCTCCTGATTCATCTATGTTATGGGCAGGAATTTTGCTTATGAAAGGATTCCCTTGGATAATTTACGAGTATTCTGAAAATAGAAAAAAGAATACTTGGAGAAAGGTATGAAAGCTGTACTAAGCAACAGAATTTATTTAGATGTAACTCCCGAACTCCAAGAGACACTGGACGCCGAGCTTACATATGTAGTACCCCCAAAGAATCCAAAAGACTTGGTTCCACAAGTAATAAAAAACATGGCAGTTATACGCCCTGGGATAGTAACTATTCCTATAGGACGTACTGACTTGATACCTAAAGGGTATGAAATAGTAGATAAACGAGTACAAAAACCAGCTGAGTTTCCAGAGTTTAAGTTTGAACTACGGAAGAGTCAGCAAGAAGTCCATGATACTGTAGAAGATAACTGTATAATAAACGCTTGGGTTAGTTGGGGCAAGACCTTCACAGGGCTAGCTCTAGCAGCTAAATTAGGGCAGAAAACATTAGTAGTTGTTCACACTGTCTACCTAAGAAATCAATGGGCTAAAGAAGTAGAAAAAGTATTTGGGTTTAAGCCTGGAATTATTGGTAGTGGAGAATTTA